TATTCGCAGAAATTTCGCATTGTGTCTGCTGTTGTGCTTGTAAAAGTTCCACTTAAATGAAGTTCAACTCCCCGCTGTCCAACTCGTCCGCCGGTTAGTTTAGATCCAAGATAGAAGAAATGACCACCGAGACCCGTATTCTGAGCCCTTCCTTGAAGTGTAGATACGCCAAGAGTATCTCGCTGATTAGAGAACTCCGTCCTTGAAAGGAAAGGAACACCTTCCGAATCGGTTAGAATACTGAATAGTCGTGCCGTATTATCAACATCCGAAGTATATTCAAAACTATCATTATATCTTACATTATATTTAATAGCACCGGGAACACCCGAAGCATTGACATGTGGAGCAATACTATTCGCCTGAGTGAGAATATTAGTCTCGGTCTGTGCCGTATCAGATAAGAGAGTAAGAATACGGGGGACAACACGATTCGCCATACCAAGATTGCGGATTATTCCAGATGTTAGAGATGTTGCATTGACAGTTGTTTCAACGAGACGATAATCAACAAATGAGAAACTTAAATCTTTATTAGCATTCGCCCATCGTTCCATTTCATCACTCTGACCATAAAAAACATAATCAGCACAGAACTTTAAATCGGTACGGCGGATCAATTGTTCTGATCCCGCAGTATCACTCCCATCAATCTGTAATCTATGACCCGTTGTCGGATAAAAGGTTAGTTCAATATTTATCGGTTCATTAATAATATACAGGGGCAACTGATTAACCTTCAAGAATGGAAAAAGATCACTTAAATCAATTGAATAAGTGGGGGATTCAGCCTTAGCGTCTGTGTCCATCTCAGCCCAAATGGGAACATTACATTCACCAGCAGTGCCGACAGTTTCATCATATTCATATCCATTGTCTATAACATAACGAGTCGCAACATCCTTCGACCCATCAGCATAAAAAAACTTATGATTCATGAATCGTCCCGAAGTATACATCTCACGTTCAACATTATTTTCATTCTTAATTAATGCAGATTTAACAGCATGGAGAGAATCCCAAGAAGAAACTTCATTGAGAGTCTTGTTTCCAACTTTAAGAACTGCCTTCTTAATAACTTGACCAATTCCCGTCGCGGGATTGAAATAACCACTATTCACACCAGTCCCCGCTTCAACAGATAAAAATAGTTTAGAATGGGAATGAAGGAAACCTTTATTCTGTAAGGTGAAACGACAGAAACCATCCTGAGTGGATGAGCCTTGATTGAAGACTACGGGTTCAAGGAGATCTGTTTCAATAGATTGTTCAAAATTAACGGGGATCTTAGAAAGCGAAATAAGGTCGGGAATACTACCAGCATCAGAAGAATAACTCATATTTTATAATAATAAATATATTATAAATCATGAAATAAAAAAATAAAAAATTATTGAGTAGAAAACAAAAACCCAAAAATGTGAATTAATTATATAATAGAATACTCACAAATTTGGGTTTTATATATACATCAAAGTAGATAATAATTACAAATCTGGGTTTCTATGATTAATTAATAATAAATAACAGAACTTATAACTTAATAAAGTAATTTTACATTTACATCGTTTAGAATATGTTTTTCCATTTATCTGTTTTCTATATTGATATAGTTTCTTTTTTTTATTGAATACAATTCCCTTATGACCCGAAGTATTATTTTTCCCCTTAGATTTATCAAATTGTTTCATATTACATCTTGAACAACAGACCATCCTGAAATCACCGGACGAATGATCATGATCCATACATTTTTTATTTCCACCTTTACCTTCTAAAAATACATTACATTTATCGCAATATTCGGTTTTTATATATCTATCATAAATAGATTCATAATCTCCTTTTAATCCGTGAAACTTCCAATCAGAAAACATACATCTTTTTTTCCCTTCTGGTGTTGAACGATATTTTCTCATATATTCTGTGCTATTCATTTCTACTATATAAATATATATTAATTAGTCTTTAATATGTTTACTGTTGGTAGTTGGACTCTATTGGAGCAGCTGAACCCCGCTCTGATTATATACAAGAGAAGCCTTAGCCTTGAAGAAAAGATAAACACCAATGGGATTATCTGTATCTAATTGACTTTCAATCGAAACACCGAATTGTTCTTGTGAGAAATCTTCTCCCGCATCTCCAATTCCATAACTAACACCAAGACCCATGACAGCACCGCCATCAGCAACACGAGAATAAGAAGTCGGTTCTTTAAGAGTTCCCATAAGATAATCTCTGTTAGTATTCTGTGGAGAAATAGTTGTTCGTGTCTGATGGAAGGCGGGAACAATTGCATCATATAGACCCTTAATAATCTGGGGATCTGGGAGTTGAGTTCGGGAATCATCAAGGAGAACATTATTGTAATCAAACTCTGCTGGATGCTTAGTTCCACCCTTTAAGAATTGAACTCTCTTGATTCCAGCAAGTTGCCCACCGGAAGCATTCACCGAAGCATTAGAAGGATATGTTGTAGCTTGTCCATCTGCTTGAAGAGTGTTAATATTCGCAACAGGCATGAAAGTCATAAATGCCGATTGAAGCGATTTAAGTGCGAGAGAATATTGAATCTGAGCGTTCGTTGAATTAATTGAAGTATACAGAGAAGAGATTGTATTAAACTCAAATGATCCAGACTGAGCGGGCTGGCTCATATTCGCTGGAAGATCTTGAACTTCACAGCATAATCTTAAATCAGACAGACGATAATGTGCTTCACCCTTACCCGCTGGAACAACACCATTTTCAAAAAATAATACATTAGCATCTGGACTTAACATAATTTCACACTGAACCCCCCCAAAAGCATCAGGTCTTAGATCTACCATATTTCCAGATTGACAGAAGCCACAGGGTAAATGGGCAGAGAAAGAAACTGTCTGAGTTCCCGAAGCATTATTCTCAATAACAGACTGACGGAAAGCATCAGCAGAAGGCATCTGCAATGTAGTACAACCCATATGACCAATCTGATCATTAAGAGAACTGGTTAATGCCGAGTATGTATTAAACCATTTCGAATAATGGCGAATCTGTTCACATATCATCTTAGAGCGGTGAGCCCGAATAGTCAGTTGATCAAAAACATTATATATCCCAAGGCGAGAGTTCATGGTTAGATTATCACCAGCCTGAGCGGGAGTCGGGGTCGCATCATTATCAGAATAAACATTAAGATTTCCAACAATACGAATGGAAGAAGGATCTAAGAGACCTTCCTGAGCGGAAATAGTGAATGAGAGAACGGGGAAACCATTCTTGAAACTTACAACGCCATCGGCGGGAACATTATCAGGGCGGATTTCTACAATGCGGGAAGTCATATTTTATAATATTTAAAATATAAAATATTGAAAACAAAAATAAATAAAAAAAGTTTAATGGGTCAATGATTGACATACTCTCTATGAGAGTATATGAGAATCATAGATTTCTGACATACTTACAGCACTACATTAACAGATCCAGTTCCAATCATAAATCGTCGAACATGAACAACAAATGAATTAAATAGTTTTCCCTTAGCGGGAGCATCAGCATTCGTGTATTTTAGAATCACAGCAAGATCCTTGCCCCTTAGATCCATTGCTCCTTGATTTACACCGAAACCCCTTCCGAATACAAAATTATCCTTGAAGGCTCTGAAAGATCGTGGAACGATTCCCGCATTATCTAACATTTTCTCTAATTCATAAAGATGGAAAGCATCAATAGATTTTCGGGAAGCAATTTTACTCACATCAATCGGTCTACTGGGAGAAAGACGCCCTTGAATCTGATATTGAATGTCTTTAAGTTCATCACAGCATCCCGTGTATGCTGAGCGATTAGAAAATAATGCTGTATCATCAAAATCTCCATTCTTTAATATTTCATAAGTTCCAGTTGCCGAAATCTGATCCTTAGCAGAATAAACAGTCGCATCTTGTGGAACAATTAACAAGCTCTTCGCACGGCTATTCTGAGCATAAATCTGAAACGTTGATTGACGATCCGAAGCAAGAATAGAATGTTTATAATTAGTTGCTGTCATAATATCAATCTCAATATTCTTTCCTTCTCTTACTTTCTGTATCATTCCCCTTTCATAACCCGGATCAAGCATTACTTCACTCACAACAAGATTAACATTGCTTATGGTGTACGATGGATCATAAGAAGTCGCTTCTTCAACCGCTACTGAATACATGACACTCTGTTCTGAAAGAATTGCAGAAGCACCCGCCCCATTATTAGATCGTGCCGTATCAATCTTAACTTCAATCAATCCATTAGCAGATAAATTAATTTCACTGATTGTCATAGTCCCCGAAATATTAGAAGTTGCCGTAATATCATCATCATCAACAAACTTAAATGTTTCACCAATTACAAAAGGAAACTTAGAAACAGCATCTTCACCCGAGAGATTGTTTCTCTTAGAAACATAGAAAGTGTCAAAAGTGGAAGCATTCGCAGGCCAATCATCCGCACCAGTGAGAGATCCATTAAGAGAGTGGAAATAAGGATTGAGTTTAGTTCGGCGAGTTCTTATTACAGAATCTAATTGTTTAAGGACTTCTCCTGCTGGTGGAGTATCTATTTCGATATACAAACCATTCGTCATCATAACTGGGAAGATGTGAGAGTTCTGGGCGAAAATACCTGTATGAAGCGGTATACATAGTTTCGCAGTAAGGAAAGCATCATCCGTCCATGTATCAGTAGCAACTTGATTGCCTTCAACCTTCTTGAAATATGCACTTGTCAGTGTGTCAGCCATTACTGACTGAGAAGTTCCACGACTTCCACGATTCCCGGGAGTATGAACACCCGCTCCTTCCCTTAATGCTCTAAAATTACGCTGAGAATCATCTGTATCATAATCATACCGAACACTACACAGGGAAGAATATGAATCCAGTTCTTCCAAAATTGTACCCCTTGAACCATCATAAATACGAATATTCTTGATTAAAGCAGATCCACCCATCTGATCAAGAGCAAGTTTCGTGGGGACGGGAGAACCCGAAGGAAGTTTAATCTTAAAATTAAAATCAAGATATGAATCTTGACCGCTCATGAACTTAGTTGAAGGATCAACAAAAATCTGGATCTTCTGTTCGGGGGAATATTCTAAACCATTTTCGGAAGGGATAGAGACAAATCTCTGTCCGATACGCATTGTATCATCAACTTTCCAATAACTTGACATTTTATAATATAATTAATATATTATATTCAAATAAAAAAAAATTAAAAAAGTTATGGGACTTAATGTTCGTAATTTTTTAAAATTACTCGTTAAACAACGAAGTTGTTTAAGCAAAGCAAACTTCGTTAATGTCCATTATCTAATGATTGACAATAAGTAAGCCAAGGTCTAACACATTCATTTAAAGTTTCGCACCATGTATAACCGCAACTTAAACAACAACCATTTTCATCATAAGGAGATTTTATCATTAATTCAAAAAGATAAAATAACATTTTATTATAATATATATTTATCAATATAATAATATGAAATAAAAAAACAATAATATTATTTATGTGTCAATGATTGACCCATTAAGAAACTCTCCCAGTTGAAGCAGGTTGAGTGTCTTGAATCGTCTGTATCTGTTCTGTCT